AAGCGGGAAGTTGTGATCAACATGAAGAAGGAACGATACAGACTTCACTGAATCATCATAATTCTCCTGCAGCCACTTTTTAATTTCCACCAACTCTTCTTTCCGATAATAAACAGTTACTGAAACAGCATTATCTGCCCAAACAGTTTGCATTTTCTTAACCCATTCAAGCTGCTGAATTGCTGTCATCTCACTAGCAAGCACAGATCCCTCTGGGGACTTGCATGGGAACTCAATGACATACCTTGTATGATCTTCTCTGCCATCAAGACCAACATCCCAGACAACCTTATAACCTCTCTTACGGCATGCCTCAACCAATGGATCTGCTGAACCGAAACGAACACGGCGGATATAGTATTTTGCAAATGCTGGATGTATTCCAGGTGTTACACCCGGCAATAGCGACAATGTTCCGGAAGGCTGAACCGTTGTAAGTCTAACCGATGGATTCCATCCATGCTCTTTACTGTATTGCTTATCAAATTTCTTAAGGTTTTCATAAACATCAGATAGCCAATTAATCTTTTCTTCTTTGCACTGTAGGATGCCAGTAATAGACTGACCCAATCTTGCATTTTTTTGAACAATCTTACTTGTCTTTTCATAAGGGTATGAAAGTCTAGTAACTTGTTTTTGAATCTTATATAGCAGAATTGAAATTTCTTTGAACTGCTCAAGCGATTCAATATTTGGCAAGAAGATCGTTGAAAGATTGCAAGATTCACCATCAGCAAGGGCAATTTCTGCACATGGATTAAATCCTTCAACTGAATTATCCTGTGCATGCTCACCAAGTCTACCTACAGTTCTTGCAAGCTTTCTATTTACAAGACCATACGGCTCACCAGAGCCATCATAACCTTTCCACAACTCTGCAACAATTTGATCATATGAATCTGCATAGATGGAATTATTACTATTTGCCCTCCAAGCAGGAATTGAGCCAGATGACCAGTTCTTCGCTCTCAAGAAAAGAACATCATCTGGATCTCCAATTGCAATTTGTGCTGAGCGACGAGACGACCCAGAAACAACAATTCTTCCAATAATGTTACAAATATCTAACACATCAACAGAACGCAATTTCTTACCAACTCTATTATCCAAAACTTTGCAAATATCTGCAATACCATCAACGAGCGCGCCAGGACCAGATGCGGTTCCACCAAATGTCTTAAGCGGAGCACCAAACTCTCGGATTAAAACAGTTGAATATGTAAAACTCTTACCAGTAACAAAATAAGATTCAAGAACTTTGTGAAGAAGCTCTCTCCAGCCCTGTCTAGAGTCTGGAACGATGAAGTCAGCATCGCTACTTCTTTCTGCTTTAACAAACTTAACTTCTTTTACCTTTGGCAAGTCATGAATCTTTGATCTCTCAACAGAAAAACCAACTCCACCACCAAGCATGAGGTAATCAAAAAGAAGCTCAAAATCTTCAATCTTTTCAATATTCGTAAAGAAGCAGTTATTTAAAGAAGTTCCCGAAAATTTAGAAACAAGTGGTGTTCCAAGCTGCCATAATGCACGGCCTGCAACAGTACAACGAAGATTGTACATGTGATCAAAAAGTTTTTCTGCTTCTTCTTGGCTAAATGGAACGCCGATTTCAACAGCGCCATCAACAATTCTTTTAACAGTTTCAACCCAAGTCTCATTACGATTAAGGGATTCAATTTTTCTACTATATGTTCTTAAATAAACAATTTCGCCAAGACCTCCGAAGCCCCATGGTGGGGTCTTCGTGTTATAACCATTAATAAAATCATTTGTCAAAAGTGACATACTACCTCCTTGAAAAAAATAGGGAAACCAATTGTATTGGATGAAACGCCCAGAGTCAAAAAAGATTACTAAGGACTACGCAAAAGATTTTTCGTAGAAATCCAAACGCTCAAGAATCTTAGCAGCCGTAGCATCCCAAGACCACTCAGAGTGAAGAATTTTTGCAGACTTGACAAAAGATTTTTTAACTTCATCGTATTCATTTACGACATCTTCCATCAAGTCAACAAGTTGATCAAAGTCTGGACTTGCCCATTCACCAGTGTCTGTTGAAAAATAATAATCATTCCATGTTGCTTTTGAATATTCAGCATCAAGTGGAATTCCATACTGAGCAAAATCTGCACACCCAGTAAGATTTGTCACAATTGTTGGAAGACCAGTTGAAATCGCTTCAAATGGAATCATACCAAACCCTTCACCCATCGTTGGATAAATCATACAATGAGCTTTGTGATATAAAGATACCAAATCATCAACACTAAGTGATTCTGGGATTGCAACAATTTGTGGATGCATTGATGCTGGAAGCAGTCTTCCGTTAACATAAACTTCTGCCATACAGAATTTATCATATTTTAGAATTAATCTAAAGTCATTATTGCCTTCATAAAGTTCCAAGAAGGCATCAACTGCCATTTGAGCATTTTTTCTTCTTGAATCACCGCCAACATGAATAAAATTAAATGTTGATGTTAACTCTCTTTCGACTATTGAAAAATCCTCAGATATCCCATGTGGAATAACATGAATATTTGCATTTACATTATGAGACTCATAAACTTTTTTAACAAAGTTTGATGTTGTCCAAATCTCATCACAACGACGCATATTATCAATCCAGTGATCTGGAATTTTAGTTGACTCCCACGGTGTATAACCAACATTATATTTAGAGTTATACTGATAGTATGTTGCTGGGCAGAAGTTTACATGATAATCAATATCTGGGCGATTGTAAAACACACCACACTTCTTGTTTTGTAGAGCCCTAATTGTTGAGACAGCAGCGTTTATATAACCAGGACTAAACCAAGTTTCACCCGAAGCGTCTTCACGATTCAAACTAAACCAACTAATTTTTTTCATGAGTTATTTTTCTTTCTTTGTGGTGTAATCTTCATCAATTGATGAAACCTGAAAACATCTAACTCCCTTGCGCATTAAGGCACTCGCTGTGCCGACAGAAATTTCGCAACTGATTGGTTGGTTTGTAAAAACACATCTGGCAGCCGCGATGAAGAAGTCATCAAACCGCATAATGCTAATATGCTCCGGATCCATGATTACAGCGGGGCCATAATCGTCGGATTCCACAACGGCTACAATCTGCATACACATACATTACCACCATTTTTTTTATTTTGGTAGAAAACTTAAAAAATTTCTCTAGCATACTAAGCATGCTAAGTATATGTAGGTATACTAGTTATACTAGAGTATATTAGAGTAATAGCTTGCTCGCATGCGGGCATGCGAAGCATACCAGATTTTTTGCTTCCGTGTGCGAAATTTGAAAAATTTCTGCTATGCTCACAGCTGGAGGTCACCATGCAAAAATTTATTATCGCTCTAATTTGGATTGCAGTATCAGCTTTATTGGTAAAGTATTCGCTTTATCTAGCTTTTGATTACTCAATTGATTTTCTTAGTTCAGCATTCTTAGTTTTAACAACTATTTGGTTTGTTGGATTTTTTAAAAGAGACACTAAGAGTAAAAGCTAATGAGAATAGTTAACTTTGACAATGAAATGGAGTTTGAAGAAATACCTTCTCTCCAGCTTGTAATTAAAGCAGTTCCTTTTGAGGATGGTTATATCCCATCATTTGTAATTATGTCTCCTACAGAGGAGTACGGTATTTCAATAGATGAACTGAATGCTTTAATGGATGGAATTGAGATTGCTAAGAACAAAGTTGATGAAATAATAACACATATTCTCAAAACAAAAATCTTTGATAGTAATGGCAAAGATAGATTTGATTATACAAATGAAGAATTTAACGAGCAGTTTCAAGTTATTGAAGATTTAGATGAAATAGAAATTGATGATGAGGAAAATGAATGAGTATTTTAGGTGGAAAGATTAAAGACTTTCCTTATCCAGAAAGAACTTGCCCATATTGTAATAAAATTCTTTCAGTTGTAAATGCAATTCATTGGTATGAGGACAAATTTCAATACAAAGCCCTCTACTTTTGCCCCAATGGAGCATGTCCAGTTTATAACGAAGGGGCTAGAAAGGCTTATGCAAGGATAGTTTACTCATCTGAAGACGCTTTTCATGCTTTTCATAGGGTAGAAATACCGGTTCAGCGCTGGGAAAAGGAAAATCTTGTTAGCTATTATCAATAATTGATGCTACACTTGTAAGATATGCCTATCCAAAATTGTTCAAGCGGTGAAAATCCGGGTTTTAAATGGGGAGATAGCGGAAAATGCTATATCTACACACCCGGAAATGAAGCTTCAATGAAAGAAGCACGTAAGAAAGCTCAAGCCCAAGGTATTGCAGCGCGAATGGCTGGATATATGGAGAAAGAAAATGAAGTTACAACATCTTCAATGGGCTCTGGAATTAAGAATCCACAGCAGGGATACAAGCAACCAAAAAAGAAAAAGGGAAATAAAAAAATAATTGATTATGTTGTCAAAAGTTTAGAAGAATGGTTTGAAGAAGAGTGGGTTGATCTGTCTAGGCCAAAAGCTGGCGGTGGATTTGAGCCATGTGGAAGACCAGATGCAGACAAAGGTAAATATCCAAAATGTGTTCCAGCATCAAGAGCTGCTCAAATGACACCAGAACAAATTGCTTCAGCTATTAGAAGAAAAAGAAGGGCTGAATCAACAGAAAGAAGAGAAGATAAGAAACCAATAAATGTTTCTACTGTTGAAAAAGCATCTCGTAATGTACCAACTAACCCAGAATTGTATGCAAGGGTTAAAGCAGAAGCAAAAGCAAAATTTGATGTTTATCCATCTGCATATGCTAATGCTTGGCTTGTTCGTGAATACAAGCGTAGAGGTGGAAAGTATAGAACTGTTTCATCATCCTCAGCAATGAATAAAATTGCAGAAGATATTCAGTTTGAAGAAGCAATGCTTGCTCAAGCAATTGAAGCAATTGCACAGCTATACGGCCCATTTGATGCAGAAGATACTGGTATCTGGGTTGACTACGAATCTGGTGAAGAAAATGAAGAAAAAGAAATTGGCGTAAAGTGTGCTAATTGTGTCTTGTATGCTGGTAATGGTAAATGTAAAGTTCTCCAGCAGCAGGTTGAAGATGATGGTAAGTGCAGATTTGCAATGATCCCTGATGGAGTCGTACAGGAATCAGATGATGAAATGGAAGATGAATCGGAAGATGAATCGGAAGATGAAGACGAGATGGAAAACGGTTCAGAAGAAGAAATGGAAGATGAGCCAGATACTAGGCTCAATGATAGACAGCAAGCTCATTATGAAGCGCTGGAAGATGTTGCAGAAGAATTCGGCAAGTGGAACCAAACTGCTGGTGCAGATGGAGCACACTATGCCCCGGCTTCTGCAAACCCATTTAAAGAACAGGGCATGATTTGTGCCAACTGTGTTTTTTATGAGGGTGGACAGGGTTGCGAAATTGTTTCTGGTATAATTGAGCCAGAAGCGATTTGCAAACTTTGGATTATAGAAGAATCACTACTTAAAAAGGAGGAATAATGAAATTCATTAGCATTCCCGTTGATAACGCGGAAAAAATGGTCGAGCAGCACAAGTTTCTTTTGAAAGAAGCTCTTAAGGCTGCCGCATATCACCAAGAGCAGGTTGATGCTCTTTCTAAGGCGGTGAAGGATGTTACCTTCATGCTTACAGAAACAACGCAGGGCGTTGCCGGTTCTGATACTGGCTCAACTGGCGAGCCTGCATCTTCGGCACCAACAGCGATTGATCCAAAAGATGATGCTCCGGTGGAGACGGTTAGAAAGAATGACCTTGTTGCAACACTAAAGGCGCATCAAGATGTCTATGGTCAATTTGATGTTGATGTTGAATTGATTGCTGATTTCTTGATCGGTGACTAATATGGAAGCAGTTTTGGTTGCTGTCGTTACAGCCATCGGTGGTATTCTTGCTGTTCTAGTTCAGAAAAGCAGAGAAGAGAATAAAGAAGATCATGGAAAAGTTATGGAGAAATTAATTGACCTTCATAGAGATGTTCACCATGTTGAAGTAAAGGTTGATAATGTTGAGCATAAACTTGACGAGCATCTTTCATTAGATCATACAACAACAAAAGTTAAAACAAAATCTAAAAAGAAATAAGTTTTTGGCGACCGTTCTGGGTCCAAAGTATTCTGAGAAGTTACTTCGGATGTATGGGATTGGTCGCCATTACTTATTTTTAAAATAATTTTCTAATTACCCATTTTCATTTTCTAATATGTGCTACGATTGTCGCATGAGCGAAAAACCCGAGGTCCAAGAGGACCAAAATCAAGAAGAAAATAGTCAATGGAAGCTTCCTTTTCATGAAGTTGAAAAGTTACACGATCAGGCAATGAGCAAGCTTGGCTTGCTTGAGCAGGGCGTAGAGAGGATTGCATCTTCCGTATTCTTTGGATATTACAAAGGATGGAATCTTGCAAAGACAATTAAGTATTACTCTCTACCGAAAGATGTTGCAAAATCTCTCTGGGAGAAATTTAATTTCCCAGAAAAGGGAGGTGAACAAATCGTGTCTAGAACAAGATCAAAGCAAGATATTATTGTTGGATTTTTGCGCACCAATGTTGGTAAAGTAATTACGCCAGCTGAGGTTGCACAAAATGTGAATATTTCACTTCCAACCTTTTACAACTTCTACAATGCCAATAGGCATTTCTTTAAGAAGGTACAAAGAGGTAAGTTTGAAATTCTTAGCCCAGAAGAGGAGAGACAAAAGGCTTAACCGATTCGGCGCAGCCTGTTCTTAAGTTATGACAATATTAAAAACTTCGTATTCTAATAATTCAAATATGACTTGGGAGCAGGCTGCGTTTAAATCAGCCTCTGAAATTTGGGAAAAGCACAATACTTATAAAAACTTTACTGTTAAACCATTTCTTGACTCTTCAATAGAAGAGATTCAGAATCTAAGAGAAATTATTGATTACTATATTAAAACAGATTTGTATCTTCAAAAAATTAAATCTAATGTTGATAATATTGATAAAGAAGACTTCACCCCTAGAAAAATTGAGCATAGATTTTTATGGTGTGCGATGGCTGTAAACGCAATAAACGCAATAGACAAAATCTATCCCGATTCAAAAATTAAAATGCTTGATGTTGTACTTACTGTAATTCGTAAACAAAAAGATTATGGTCATCATAATATTGCTATGTTTGGAATTACAGGATTGGTTATTAGAATTCATGACAAGATTGCCAGAGCAGAAAATCTTTTAACAAAACAAAATATGGAAAATGCTGTTCCTGGCGAAAGCCTATATGATACATTTCTTGATATCATAGGTTATTCTATTATTGCACTAATGTGGTTAGATAATACTTTTATGCTTAAACTGGAGGAATCGTGAAAGCACCATTACATAAACATATTCTTATCAGAGGACACTGTAAGAATCCGCCAAAAGATCAAGAAGTCGTTTATTATTGGCTAAAGGATTTTGTTGAAAAAATTGGAATGAAGATTATTCGCGGTCCATTCTCTGCATATGTTGATGCTGAGGGAAATCGCGGGATGACAGCTACTGTGATGATTGAAACATCACATATTGCATTTCATGTCTGGGATGAAACTGAGCCATATCTTGTTCAATTTGATCTCTATACCTGCTCAGAATTAAATGCACCCCTTGTACTTGAAGAAGTAAAAAACTTCTTTGATCTTTCAGTTTACGAATATCTCCTTTACGATAGAGAGCACGGCTTCAAACTTATTGATGCCGGTAGAAAAGTTCTTGAATGAGTCGCACTAAATCAAGCACTTCTCACATTGAGCCTTGGATTAATTCCTATGTTCAAATTGTAAGAAGGAAGATGAATCTTGGGGAGTGGAAAATTACTCTCTATCGCAAGCCTTGTGCAAACGATTCGCTTGGCGAGTGTGATGTAACCTATGGTCAGCACTGCGCTGTTATCTCACTACACAAAGATTATAGAAAAGAAAAACCGGAAAATCTAAGAAATACAATTGTTCATGAATTGCTACACTGCTACTTCTCACCAATTACAGAAGCAGCAATGCAGGCTCTTGAGCCATTTGAAGAGGATGTTCACGGAAGAAAGATTATTCAATCCACAGTCAATTCTGTTGAGTATCAAATAGAAAGAGTAATAGATCGCTTATCTGATATTATTGCACCAACAATGCCATTACCAAAAATACCAAATGAAAAAAAGAAAAGAGTAAGTAGAAAGATAAGAAAGAAGAAATCAAGCTCTCATGGCGAAACTGGCAAACGCAGGAGACTTAAAATCTCTCGTCTTTAGACCTCTGGGTTCAAGTCCCAGTGAGAGCACAATGCCCGATTAGCTCAGAGGTAGAGCTCCCGCCTTGTAAGCGGGTGGTCGCAGGTTCAATTCCTGCATCGGGCTCGGAGGAAATATGTTACCTGATACATCAATAATCAACTACAAAGACTGTCAGTTTATTATTTTTAATAAACCAGATATCATTTCAAACGCCTTAAGAAGTGGCGGTGGTTATGAATCTCATCTAGAAGAAGTTTCTAAAGCATTGATCGGAGATTCACAAGATGGATGTGTTTTAGATATTGGTGCAAATCTTGGAAGTTATGTGATCCCGGTTGCAAAACTATTTCCAGCACTAAAATTTTATTCCTTTGAGCCTCAAAGAATTATCTACTATCAGCTATGTTCAAATATTATTATTAATGCCATTGATAATGTATATGCAATAAATAAAGGTCTATCAGATGAAAGAGATACTATTAAAACAGTAGTTCCGGATTATGCAAAAGAAACCAATATCGGTGCATTTAGTTTAGATATGGAAGTCCGTAATAATAATTATGAATGCGCAACTGTTGGTGCAGTTGAAGAAATGCAAATTGAAGTATTAGATGATTATAAGTTTAATAATGTTAAATTAATCAAGATTGATGTTGAAGGACTTGAATTGAATGTCATTAAAGGTAGTTTGAAAACATTAGAAGAAAATAATTATCCACCAATTATTTTTGAAGCTTGGACTTATAAGCCATGGTTTCAACCAAGAAGAAAAGAATTATATCAATATATTGAATCTCTCGGTTATAAAATTATTATAGTTGGAGAAAATAATATTGCTCAGCATACAAGCAAGCCCATGATTAATTTTAATATAATAAGCAATCCCTAAATAATCTTTCCCAGATAGCTCAGTTGGCAGAGCGTCGGACTGTTAATCCGTTGGTCGTAGGTTCGAGCCCTACTCTGGGAGCAAAACAGTCGGGCGTATCGGCTCACTCTTATAAGGTGTAGAAACCGTAACGGTGACATGTGGGTTCAATTCCCACCGCCCGAACTATGAAAATAATTAATAATTTTATTCCGGAAAAACAGCAGCGGGAAATTCATGATTATGTCATGGATAGAAAGTTTGCCTATCGCTTATATCCATCCCATATCTTTACCAGCGATCAGGCTGATCTAGAAAAGATGTTTTATTCCCCAGTTCAATTCTCCCATCAGATGTACATGTATGGTGAAGAAAAAGCATCACCACATTTACCTATGGCAATGCCAATACTAAAAGCAATTGAATTAACTTGCGGTCTAATAACATTATTTAGATGTAAAGTCAATATGCTCACTCCACACCCACCATATTCCAATTATCAATCACATGTGCCTCATACAGATATGAAATATGATGACGGTACTAAAGTTCCACATATGGTTTGTTTATATTACATCAATGAATCAGATGGGCCGACATATTTCTTTAATAATGATCTGGAAGTTGAGGACTGCGTTGAGCCAGAAGCTGGTCGTGCAATTATCTTTGACGGATCCAAACTCCACGCATCCAGCAGCCCAGTTCATAATCCATTCAGGCTAATTATGAATATTGATTTCCGCCAAGGCAGAGGGCAGAAACCGTAATGTATGATAAGATTGCACCATGCCTGAACTGAACGCCTCAATTCCGCCTATTGAATGCTATGTGCGTGGCAATTTTCTAAGAAACCAACAAGACAGTCACAACCTCAAGTTCCCGTGCGTAATCTTCGGTGTAGCTTCAATCCCCGACAGAGCGCCCGTATTTCATTTTCTAATGGAAGATGGCGGGGTTTGGTGGAGAGCACCTATAAATGCATTCTGCGCCCATCCAGACGCTCCGGAGGTGGATCTAAAAGACTTGGTGATGTGGAACAGCTTTTCGTCGTACATCACCGTTACGGTCTTTGAGCACATGCGGGGTATGGCAATGACATATACCGATCGGCATAAGAATAAAATTGATGGAAAATATATGTTTACCCTTGATTGGCATAGTCCTGATATTAATACAATCAATACGAACTATTCCACAAATCCGGGTCAACACAAATGCGGTCATGTAATTGAAAGAAAAGACGGTAACTTTGCAATCCAACCAAACAACCGGGTTAGATTATGGGATCCCTCATACACAACAAAGAAGGGGCAGAATCTAATAAACCGGTTAATTAATGAAACATTATGGGATGTAGAAGACGGGGATAAATGGCTTACCTCAGATGATGACAGATATGATTATGAAGTGGTGGGCCAAAAAAGTACTACACAATCTACACAAGCCCCACAAAACCCACAAGACCTAAAAGCCCCACAAGCTCCACAAACCGAGCAGTCGGCTCCCTACGGTGGATGGAGAGATAATGAAAAAGAAAATAGTTGGTATTGGGAGTAATATCTGGTAGAATAAATCCCGGAAATTATTTATGTGAAATAGTTTCCATCGGGCATCCCAATACCTTGGGACCGTTATAGTTACGCCCGATAACCCCGGATTCCTTGTTACGGGGTTGCTCCAACCGGTGATCCCGATCCGGAGATCCCGGTTTTGTGAGCGCCTATCTCGCCCACCACTACCAGCGAGATAGGTCTATCCAACCCCGCCTTTGTCTGAGAAGAGTTAACCCCGGCAATTATTCCCGGCAATTTCATTAGAAGTAATTTCATTAGAAGCAATTTCATTAGAAAGCCATTCCGCGCCATTGTATCAAAAATTTTAGTATATTTCTATGCAGGGTTATGCTATATCTAACCCCTAGGGCGAACCTGTGTTCGGGGGGGTCAATAGGGTGATCT